TGTCCTGCCTAGCTTCTTTGTCTTTTTCAGACCTCATAATCTTAGCTTTCTTGTCTGATTCCTTTTTAAGCTTGTCGTTTTTTTCTTGCTCAATAGCTACTAGATTGTCAGCGTATTCTTTCTCTAAGCTTAATTTAAGCCCTTTATCGTCACCGATTAATATAAGCTCCTCTTCTAGCTTTTCCTCTAGTAGCTCCGTCTCTTTTTTAAATCTATCTTGTATACCCTCTAAAGCTAGTGCGTCTGCGGCTGCCCTTGCTTCAGCCTCAAGGGCTAAATTGTTCTTCTTAATTTCTAGCAATATCCTTTCATACTCTGCTTCTGCAGACTCTTCAGGATTTCCAGTGTCACCACTTAATCCTGGGGCTTCAGGCTTAGACTCGTTCGCCTTTTTTATCTCATTAAGCCTATCTTCTAACTGTTTTAGCTTGTCAATTTTAGCCTGTAGCTTTTCGTCACCTGAGCCGCCAGCAAGCCAACCTTCGCCACTTGCGTATATTATGTCCTTATCAAGCATTGCCTGTAGAGCTTCTATCTCTGAATTGAGAACGTTTATCTGACCTGAAACCTCGCCTACTGTGCTTAGCTCTCCAACAGATTTAAACGAGTTTATAAAGTTAACAAGGTCTTGAGTAACTAGAGGTATGATTGATTTTATTTCATTAAAAAATTCAGTTACAGCGGGCGCTAAGTTTGCCGCAATAACATCCGAAGAGGCACTGATTGAGGCCGTCAAAGCATCAAAACTTGTAGCAGCTACTTTAAGCTCTTCCGCCTGTTTTTGTGTTAGCTTCATTCCCGCAGTAGCAGACTCGAAGCCAGACTGTAAAGATTTAAGCTCCCTAGAGCCATCACTAAATAAAGGTATGAGCCGAGATAAATCATTACCCATTGACTCTAGAGCGAAAGTCATTTCATTTGTGCTTGCGCCTGCGTCTTCCATCATGCCAACTAGCTTGCCGATAACTTGCGGCCCTGACATATCCTGCATCTGAATAGCTAAAACTTGCGCCTCTTCTTTAGTTATTCCTATTACATCTGCAAAGTCTTGAAAAGGCCCAGTTCCAGCCGCACCAAACTCACCAAGCTTATCGGATATGTCCTTTGATATATCCGCTATCTGCTCTCCCTCTATGCCGTATTGTTTTGTAGCAAAGGCAAGCGCTGAAAACTCATCTGTACTTATTTTTGTTTGCCTTGCTAGAATATCAAGCTCCTGCCTATTCTTTGCAGTAACAGTTATAAAAGCGCTCATAGCAGAGCCAGCCGCAATAATAGCAGTTGATACACCTAACACAGCCTTACCAGCCGTACCCGCAGCACCGCCAAACTTTTTAAGCGTATTGTCAGTCTTGCCGGTTTTTTCGTCCAAGACCTCCATTTTATCAATTGAAGAGTTAAGCCCGGCATCAAGAGAACTTGTATCTGAATCAAGCTCCACAATTAGTTTTTCGGTTGCGATGGTATTCTCCTATTTTAAAAGCTCTTGAGGGCATCCGTTAGCCTTTCGCTCAAAAGATAGCATTAAAGATAAATCTTGCGGCTGCTCATCTTCTAAGCCTGTTAAGCATCTGACTTCTCTAAAATCCATGCTCCAAGCTTCTGATGGGCTTATCTTGTAGTCTGAAACTAGCTTTTTCCACCACGGCCAATAGTCAAAACTAAAGCTTTCTAACGGCCTAATTAATCCAGACTTATAGCTTCTTGTGGCTTTTTTTTTACATCGCTAATCATGTTTGAGTTTATAGCCTGAGATAATGCTACTAACACCAAAGGCCAAGGCTCGCCACATTCATCTGGCCTATCAGAAGGTATTAATCCAGATCTGAACATAGCGTCATCAATCTCAGCCAGTGGTACTTTGTTGCCACTTGCATCAATAACAGCCTTAAATAAATAAGCCGCGTCACTATAGGGAACTGCATCACAGATAGCGCCTACCCTGTGTGTGACCTGATGAATGAGATTATCACTCGAAACAGTATTAGCTGAGCCTTGCCAAGCCTCAATAACTGCTAAAAGGTCACGCCACAAGCATCGGCTAGTGTTTTCCCTATAGTAACGCATAGCCCCTAGCGTCATTTTATAGTCATAAGATTTATAAAATAGACTGATCATATTAGGAGACTGTTGTGATTGTAAATGCTTCACTCGATAAGAACGTCACAGAAGTGCTCACCTTGTCACCGTGAGGCGCTGAGTCAGAAATACCAGTGGGCACACCAACAAATTCTAATTGCTCGCTTCCAGCTTCAGGCGCGAATAGAAACTTATAAGGCGCTTGTGTCCCAGTTAATGCCGCCTGCTTGATTGAAGCGTATGACGCATCATCGTTGTAAATTAATGTTCCTGAAATTGATAGTTGACGGCCTGCAAGCTCACCATCTAACAAAGTAATATAGTCATTTGCAGATTTGTTACTAATATCAATAGGCGTGCCATTGTAAGTTATAGTTGTCTCCATTTGGCCCACAATAGCGCCAAGTGAATCATGTAATACTGCATACGTTCCGTTTAATTCGCCAGCCATTTTATTTCCTTACCTTGTTTGATAACTTATATAGTTAATTGATAGATCACGTTTGAACCAACCATCTTCCGTACCGCCATCATTAAGCACTGCGCTTTCAATGAAAACACCGCCAACCTTAGCGCCAACGAAAAATGTACTTTTTAAATCATCAGCAATCTGTAGCTGTTGATTATCATAATCTATAGCGTTTAGTTTTACAAAAATGCTAACCTGAAAAACTCCGCGCCAGTCATCTGAGCTAGGCTTTTGCTTACCTAGTGCCTCAACTGTTGCCGGCATATAGAAAACAGCCACAAAAGCGCTCAATTGATTTGGGTTAAACTCTGCATTCTCATACGCAATGCTAGTGCCAGGTATGGCAGACTGAACACCCTGAATAAGCGCGTTTCTTAATGTTAAGCTGCTCATTTTATGGCCCTAATTCTTTTTCTCATTTTCAAAATCTCAGCTCTAACCCAGCCTTTCTTCTTTTGATCTGAAAAGCCGCCTATCGTTTTAGTCCCGTTAGATGGGTTAGGGTATCCGCCATATTCTAGCTTGTTAATGTAAGGCATACTGTTGGTATAAAATAACTTCTTACCTATCACCCTTTTAGGTATTCTTTCTAAGTCTGATATTGAGCCTGTACCGTTTTTATTTGCTGCTCTTTGTCCTGACTTAGACCTGCCAATACCTATAAACCAACTATTTCTAGCTCTGCCTTCATCCACTGGTGTGCCGATTGCTATATTCTGCAAAGTCTTTATAAATATAGCCTTTAGCTGATCGTTTTTACTATCAGTTAAATCTGTTATAGCAATTTTGACATTATTTACACCTTGCAATGGCATCTATAGAGCTCCGTTTGGCCTTACTTGAGATATGTATGCTAGTGGTACGCCTGCTGGCTCTTTAACGTCAACAGTGACAACTATTAAAAGCTTAGAGCCTACCTGTATTTTATCCCCAACTGATATTAATACATCGCCATTAGTGACCATCTGCCTATCGCCTGATTGTATAAGCGTCTGATCTACTTGTGTCTCATTGTATGATTTGAAAATAGCATCAACTAATAATATCTGCTCTTTAGCTGGGGCAATAGGGTTTAAAGGAGAACCGCCTGATGAGTTGCGTTTTATCTTATAGACTAAATCAGAGCTTGCAGAGCCGGTTTTATTAATAGCCTTAGCTAGTCCGCTTCTGACTTTCGCCTGTATATCTACTCCCGCCATTATATACCCACCACACCAAACTCTTCTCGGCCTAAGCCATTACCAAAGCCGCTACCTTTGCCGCATGGTGAATTCCTATAGCCTACAACGGTAAAGGGATAAAGCTCATTAAATACGCCCTGAACTTGTCCGTTTACGCGCCTGCTCCCTCCGTCCTGATAAGTCTCACTATAAACACCCTTTACATCAAAGGATTTTAAGTTCTCGCCCGTCTCAATGTTATTTACTGACATGCCGCTGAAATAAGCATTAGCTTGATAAAGTTGCGCCATTTTAACCTGAGATGGTATGTAATCACTTGCCAGCTCTACACAGTTAGCAATGACATCAGAGCGAGGAAAAGCACCCGTTTGAATATCGTTTGCTCTGCTACCTTGAAGCTGCGGCTCTAAAGTATTTAAACCAGCGTAACCTTTTCGCAAGTCAATTTGCGCCTCGACATCATCAACAGGCAATAATATTCCGTAATTTGCCGCAATAATTCGAGCCTCTTCTAAGCTCAAATAGCTGTCTGCATTAGCTACGCCTGTACCATCTTCAATTATTAGCGCCATTTTTAATCTCTGATATTATTTTTTCAATTATATATTTAGTTTAACACACTAAAGCAATGCGGGTATTAATTTGATATTTGCCGACTCTATAGGCGTTAAACCACCACTACCACCACCGCTATCAACAAGCAAAGCCTGTGGTGATACTTCAAGCTGTAAAAAGCATGTTGCTAATCCCTGCTGAAATAACGGTATAGCAGTATCACGTCTAACCAAGTTTCCTACTATATTCACATCGCCACCGCCTAAAGTGTCAGGCGTTTCAATTTTCCAGCCATTGTCATTTCTAGCAAAAAAGTATGGCGCTATTGCTTGCCCTGGGGATAACTCATCACCGCCAACGGTATCGAATGCTTGCGGGTATTTTAAGTTGTCCGACAATGCCGCCCATCTTTTCCACTCTGAATAAATCTCAGACTTGGCATCATAAGCACCCAAAGCCGGTAGCTTAATAGTCAGACTTGGGCCATCAAAAGTAGCAACTGCCATCATGGATTCTCATAATTTTGATCGAATTGCTGCTGAATGGGTAGCGTTGTATCTGAGCTAGTATCCACCGCGTTCAATCGTAAATATACATATTGTAAAGCTAGTATAACAATATCAACACTATTAGCATCAATACTGGCAGTGAACACTGTTGTTGAGCTTTCAACACCCGCTAATTCGTTAATAGTTCCTGTTTCGTATACTCTAACCTCAGTGCCAGGCTGTAAACCCGTTAGCGTTAAAACTGATGGCGGTATTAATATGTTAATGTTTGGCCCTGTGTTCACGTTTATATTCGAGTTAACGCCCAACAATATTTCAACAGTGCCACCGCTTGTATTGATGACCTCCTCAATATTCGAGGTTGTTATTGTGTAAGTGCCTGCTGTATCAAACATCAAAGCACCGCCAATATTCAATCCCTCAAAAGTGGTTACGCTATCACCCGATATCATCAAGTCACCAGTCACGTTTATTCCATTAATATTAGCACCCTTTGTAATCACTCTTGAGCCTGTGGATAAGTTAAAGCTTCCGTTCGCAGTTATGCTTGAGCCCATGGTTATATCACCCATGCCATTAAAAGCGCCTGACATTGTACAGGATGATTGATTGCTTATATCAAAATCCCAAGCCGCAGCCGTCCCCCAAGCATAAGAACCCGACAATACAGCAACATCAGCCGCATTATCCCGCGGGTTAAAATAAACTCTCATGGCGTTATCTGTGAGCCTGAAGTTCTCTTGATTAGCTACATTACTAGCAGGCGATACAACAGAGGCAGAATTATCATCAAACGAAATTGCATCGGCACCGTTGCCGATACTGAAGGGGCAAGGCACAAAGAAAGACGAACCTGATTTAGTTAACCATGAGCCTGTTTTCGTTGTATACCCGCTACCTTGCACCACAGCAATAGCATCATCAAAGTTAGCCGCGCCCGTAAAGTTGGGCAAGTTTGAACTGCCTTTGCTTGTGCTGAATAAAAAACATCGCTGAAAAAATGACTGTAGAGTCGAGCTTCCAGCTAAGTTGAGCCGCACTGAGCCGTGTGCGTATGCTGTTATATCCGTGGGGTCAAAGCTGCCAATAATGTTTTGATTAGACGTATCTGATATGTCAATACACATTGTCACCGGGCCAGCCTGCGAAGCACAAAAAGGAGTATCATTGCCGCCTATAAAAAATTCCTTATAGTTTTGTGTTGGATTCGGGCCACTGCCTAACCAAAATCGACTACCGCCATTAGCAAGATTCGATGATTGTATTCTGTTAGGGGCGTTATATTGCAAGCTCCATAGTAAAACTCTTGCTTCTTGTGTTGCGTCATAGCTAGTTGTTGATGTGCCTCCATTCATGCCAAAGAAAACACCAGCAGGATTACCAGAAGCATTACTAGCCGTTGAGTTAATTACCTGAGCGCCATTAGTAGTGATTGGCAAGTTACCGCCTGCCTTAGTTCCTAAAGAGGCAACACTACCAACACTCCCTCTGTTGTTATTTGAGGAAGTGCTATGTAGATTTTGAGGAGCAGGTAAATTAAACGCCATGATTAGCCCTATGGATTCGCGTAGTTACGTTCTTGAGCAGCAACGAATGCTAGTGTCTGCCCACTTGCGCGAACAATCAAGCCCTCGGCCCTTACATACTGAGCATCATCTTCGCCAATGGCCACAGCGATAACAGGCGCGTCAGTACCTGGCGCTCTGCCACCCTGAACATTGCCATCGTAATCAAACGTAAAAGCAAGCGAGGCATTACCGCCAACATTACCTGCAATAGGATTTCCATCATTATCATTTACAGTGATAGCCGATGCTGTGCCGTAGCTATCAGCAAAGAATAATCTGAATACCGCGTCAGGGTCACTCTGTAATACAGCGTTAAAGTTAAACTGGCCAGAAGCTACAAACGGGAATGTAATCTCGTTGCCATTCTGATCTGTGAAGATAATAGAATTTGTGTCATTAGCGTTAAAGTTATCAATCCAAACGCCATCAGCCGTTACAAGGGTGTCACCAACAAAAGTTAGCAAGCTATCAGCAAGCTCACCAATTACACCTGATCCATTAGCATCGATATCAGTAGGCTTACGAAGTTGGCGTTGTACATATTCATAGATCTGCTCTTTAGATGCGTTGTTACCATCAATCACGGCTGTATCAAAAGTATAATCAACACCGCCAACACTGCGAACAACTGTACCGTAAGTAAT